GACTACTTCGCCCAAGCTTTAACTGTTTTCGCTTGACGGGCCGCGCATTCCGCGTACTGGCGCAGCAGCTCGATTGCCCAAGCCTGCCACGCATCGTAGTCATCGGCGCCGGGCCGCTCGATCACTGGGCATGGCGCAGCCAGCGCGCTATCGAGGGATGCTCTTATTGGCGGCTTCGATTGCGGCGTCGAGGTTGCGCACGCGGTCAGCATCAGGCACGCAACCAGCAGGCAGAGGTTTCGCATTGCGCAGCTCCTTGGTGAGCGCCGACATTCGCGGCGCGAGGGTGGATTGGATGGCGGCGAACTCGGTGGCCGCCTCGGTGATCCGCGCGGCGTCGGCCTGCAGCGTGGTCAGCGCCAGCTCCGATTGGCTGCGCATGGTTTCCGCGTGCGCGCACTGCAGTTCGGCGATCTCGGCGTCGTGCCGCCAGCCGTTCGTGAGCCAGCCGGCGGCACCGGCCAGCGTCATCGCCAGCAGCAGGCCAAGGCCGGCCGCCAGCGCGCGGTACTGGATCGGGATCATGACAACCCCTTCAAGCACAGCTCGCGCTCGGCCTGGCGCCGGCGCGTGAGACCGCGCACTTCCTTGCCGCCGACCTTGTTCCACATGAGCAGGGCATTGCAGGCGCCGACCATGTCGCCAGCGTTCGTGCGGCGCGCCATGCTGGATCCGCAGAAGCCGCTCACGCCGATGTTGTAGGCGACGTCGACGAAGGCCACCTTCTGGCCATCGGTCAGGCGCGCCAACGGGATGCACATGGCGATGCCGGCGGCGTGCCGCTCGAGGTCGCGGTCGAGCTGGGCGCGGCACTGCGCGGGTGTGTACGTCTTGCCCCAGGCCGCGTTCTCGGTGGCGCCGGTGCAGTACGTGAGCACGCCGGCCATGTCCTGGTAGGTGGTGTACTTGGTGCCCTCAAACGGCGGCGTGAAGGTGAACAGCGCGGTAGCTGCCACGACACCGACCAGTGCGGCCAGGCCGCGCCGCTGGGTTGGCGCCCCCTTAACCATTGCCGGTCACCGACGGTTGTGCCACGACGCGCGCGATCGCGGCACCGAGCGAGGTCAGGCCGGCGGCCACCACCAGGATGGGCGCGGTGCCGTTGGCGTACAGGTGCATACCGGCCTCGATGGCCGAAGCGACTGCAGCCAGCAGCGCGAAGCGTACCGACCACAGTCGCGGGAATTGCTTACTTGCGTCTTCGATGAATTTCATGGTTTCTCCAGTGGCGGGCAAAATGGCTTTACTTCAGGCGCCTGCAGCTGCGCGAGGAATTGCGCCAGGCGCACCTCCCGTTCGTGGCACTCAAGTTCCGCCAGCCGGTTCTCGCGCGCGTTGCGCTGGTGCGTGTACCAGGCGTTCAGCAGGAATGTCAGCAGCGCGGTGAGGATGCCGACGATGACGCCGACCTGCGTCAGTGTCAGGGAGGTGGCGACCGTTACTGCGGCGCCGGCGTAGCTGCCGACTTCCGGCGGGGTGGTCTTGCTGATGCTCATTGCTGCCTTTCGATGGGCGTAAAAAAACCCACCGAAGCGGGCTGTGTCTTGCAGTGTGCGACCGGGCCCGGGTGGGCCGAGAGGATTACAGCCGTGCAGCGGTGATGAACAGTTCGTCGAGCGCGTCGTCGTTCAGGCCCAGCGCGGCACCCATCATCACGACGAGCGGGCTGTTGCGGGCAACGACGCTCGAATAGTCCCACTCGATGCGCGCGGCCTCGCGATCAGGACTCGGCAGCGATTCGATTGCGGTGTCGACCCGGCCCAGCACGCCGCGCGCCAGCAGCGCCAGGCGGGTTTGGCGCATGCTCACCTCTTGCGGCACGTTGGGTTGCAACGACTCGGCCTCGCGCGCTTCGATCTCGGCCAGCTCTTCAGCGGTGGCGTTCCGGTACTCTCCGCTATCAAAAATCAATGCTGTCATCATGCGACCCCTACTTGATTGCGGTACCCATAGACTCGGAGTTTGCCGGCTGCGATAACGCCGGTAGACGCGTAGAGCTGGAAGCCGGTGATTACCGAATTGATGTTTAGCATCATCAGGCCATCTTTGGTATCGAAAGCCGTGTTTGTACGATGGATACCTGAAATGCGCGCGAGGGTCGGCGAGTTATTAGACGACGTATTCAAAAGATCGACACTTACACCTGGGGAATTTACATTACCCGCAAGAGCTTCGGATAGCGCCCACGCGCTAATCGCTCCTGCCGGGTTAGACGAGGAGCCCACGGGGGTGCCGGTGTAATTAGAACCACTGTGAGTATTCCCCGCGACACCAAGCCGCATGTACAGAACCGCGCTCGCCGTCGACAACAGGTATTCCGAAAAGTCGATCAGGTAGTGGTCGTATTCGCTGGTGAAAAGATTCAGGTAATTGATCGCATTTACGCCCGCAACTGTCGCCGCCGCCAGGCACACCATTGCGCCGCCGAGTGGCTTATCGCCTTTGTCGCCCGTGCGCTGGAACGAGAGCATCAGCGCATCACCGTTCGAGAATGGGCTGGCCACACTGCTGTCGGTGCACACGACCGAGAGATTGCGATAACCGCTTGGTGACGCCATGGCGGTGAGATTGAATGTCATCCACTTCGTGATGTCGCCCTGCTTCACCAGGCGGATCGAACCTTTGACGGCACTGGTCGAATCGTCAAAGGTGTCGATCAGAGTGGTGTAGTCCTGGCCGGCCGAGGTCAGGTCCAAGCGCATGAACGTCGAAGCGTTGTGCGGAATGTGACTAAGACGCAGCTTGCCCGGCCCAGGGTCACCGTCGATGGTTGAAGTGTCAAAGATGTAAGGGATGGCGAAGGCGCCGCCGGCGGCAATCACGCTCGCCTGCGCCAGCATGTCCATCATTTCGGCGGCCAGCCCATTCTCTTGCCGCGCGCGCTCGGGGAACATATCGACCATGGACGCCATGTTCGCGTCGAAGGTCTGCTGATCCTGCAACTGGTTCGGCAGCTGGTTCGGATCGGTAAGTGCTGTGATCGGGGTCATTGAGACAATACTCCATCAATTTGTAGGGCCATCTTTGAGCGAGGGAACGAGTCGATCACCTTGCGCAGGCTGCTGAACCGGCCGACGAGCATGGTGTCGCCACGCAGGGTCGAGCCCAGGAACACCAGCGTCTTCTGCCGGCGCTTAATCAGGTCATCCTCGATCGTCTCGGCGCGGTCGCTTTCGACCGAGATATCGACGCTCATCTTTTTCGAGAAGCCGCGCTCGACTGTCGAGCTGGATCCATCGGTGAAGAACGTAGTGGTCGAGTAATCCTTCAACTCGGTCGACAGGCCCATCAGCGACAGGCCGACATCGACCGTCGGGCCCAGCAGGCACATGCCGCACTTGGGCACGCCGCCGGGCTTCTTGATCGTGACGGTGACCAGGGCATTCGCGAACACCGGCAGCTTCAGCGTCAGGAACCAGGTGCGCAGCCGCAGCCGGTTGAAGCACCAGCCGAAGAAGCTGCTGCCCGAGCGCGGCAGCACCAGGCTTTTCGTCTCGCTGAACACCAGGCCGCGCGTCGGGTGCGTCATTGAAACGCGCACCTCGCTCGCGTCCATGGCGCCGGCGAACAGGCCTTGCGTGATTGCCTGCGCCGAGAACACGGACACGATCTCTTCTGGGTTGCTGGTCTGCGTGCTGTTGCGGTCGTCGAACATGGCCCAGCGGTTGATCGCCGTGCGCTTGTTCCAGAACGCCGGGTCGCTCAGGGCCTTGCCGACATTGCCCGCGACCATAGACCAGTAGACGATCTTCGTCGCTGGGTCGTACACCGCCGCGTCTTTCGCGTAGGTCGTTGCCACGTTGTAGGGCGGCTCGCCCATCGGCACATTCGAATAGACCAGGCCAGCGCCGGCGCCCACCACGTCAGCAGCGCGGGTACCGGTCATGCTGACGGTTGGAATATACGAACCAGGCTCGCCGCCACGAACTAATTGCGCACCCCAAGCGAACACCCCCTCGTCGCCAGTGCCCAGCCATGCGGTAAATGCGTCGGAGCGAAGGAGAAGTACGCGGGAGAGCAACTTCGTGGGATAGGTCGCCGCGAAGGCAACCACACCCACGATCCAGCATCGACGCCAACCTCCGGGCAATACCGTAATCCCCGCGTCGCGGACGTCGCCACCCTTCGATTCCACTC